AAAAGTTCTCTTAATGATTTTGAAGAAGGAGAATTTAAATATTCAGTTCTACCTCCAGGGTAAAGAACTTTCAAATAATACTGCTGATGTTGCTCATCAATAGTAACATACTCTATTGCTTCAATAGCATTATACTCAAATTTATTTTCATCATAAAGATTTTCAAAAATATTCAATTCTTTTATTCCACATGCTCCAATCCAATCTGTAAAATGTGGTTGATGCTTTTCTTGAAATATTCCATACTTACCTAAGTAACTTCTTTTACTTACTACATTTCCCAAATAAAATACATCAGATTGTTGCATAAAATTATACTCATCCGTCATATCATCAGGATAGATATGATGAAATTTGTATGGAACTCCAACTCCTTTGTAATAAAAGTTTTCTCCTTTAGAAACTCTCCCATTAATATATTCAAGATCCTCTGAGATATGAATAGTATTAATATGAATTCCCTTAGAATCATATACTGGTATTTCAGTCATTATAATTTTAATTATTCTAATAGGACTGCAGAGAATTGAACTCCGTTCACACCGTTATAAGCAGTGGGCTTTAACCAATAAGCAACAGTCCCATACGACTCAGGAGGGACTTGAACCCCCGACCAACTGCTTAGAAGGCAGATGCTCTATCCAACTGAGCTACTGAGTCATCTATAAACCTATTATAGGTGGTAGGGGAGCATTTGTCAAGCCCCCCTATCCTATTAAATTTTTATGCTGTTTCTACCGTGATCAGTCGAGATGCATAATCATGAGCATACGAAGTGCGAGCACCATGAATGCCCCAACCAATCCAACTATACGCATAGTTCATGTAACGATCAATTGATTTGCCAGGAATTTTCATCCTGTCTTCAATTCGTTGCCATTGAACTTCATTTGTAAGATAACGAAGTTGCGTCTGAAGTGTTGATGGATTACCACCAAACCTCTTAGCGAAATCACCCAATCCATAATAACGATCGGCAGATGTCCATTGGATCAGTCCATAACCACGACCGCAGCCATGGTAACTGGTCCTGCTGCCACCTTCACAAATATTAGGCACGAACATAGATTCTTGCTTAATATTGCCCATGATGGTAGCAAGGGCGTTTCTGTCGGTTATACCCTCGTCCTGAAAAAATTCCAGGGCAAGGTTTTCGTGTTCCGAACACCCTTTACAAATTAGCCTTTTCTCTTTTGGCTTCGTGGGAGCAACCTCTCGGATTGCTGTCTTCTCTGTTTCAAACTCCTTAATAATAGAGTATTTTGGAGCAGTTGCAGATGATGGCAGTGTTGCCGTTGTGGTTGTAACCGTTGCCAGAAGGGGCAGGGCTACTGTAAAGAAGTTTTGCATTAATTTTAATTGAACTCTACATCCGTATAGAGAAAGGGGTACACCCTCTTCTCAGAGGGCAATCTCCACGGCTCTAATTGTCACTTCAAACTCTCATAACGAGAACACATAGCATAGCATATATTTATGAACTTGTCAACACCCTAAATAAATATGGTCGTTTCTAATACCAAAAGAACAATGAAAAGATTACTTTTAATCTCTTCGTTATTCTTTGTTACTCCTGTAAGTGCTGCTGAAATTACATCAAGAATTACTGATTCTGTTCAATTGGGTGTACAGGGCGCAGCGGTTCAATCAACAAGAATTGGGGCATCATATTCTGCCTCAGGTACAAATATTCAAGCAACTTCATTTGGCGGTGTGAATGGCGCTGGGACATATGATATTAATACAGCAGGTCAGGCATTCTCTTTTTCAGAAAGCTTCAATGCTGCTGATACACCAGTCACCACTCAGTCGGTTAGTGCTGGAGTTATTGCTTCTCCCAACCTTTATGGGGATAGTGTTACTCAGTTAGCAGGAGACAAAGGTTCTCTTGCTGGTACATTATCACCTACTGGTGTTCCTACTGTTACTGCTGGTGGTCCTGGTACTACAGCAACAGCACAACGTAGCATTGAGTTGAGCGTATTCAAATGAGGAATTTCCTAGCAGGGTTGCTCCTGCTAGGGTTTTCTTGTCCTGCCCTAGCTGAACAAGTAGTACCTAATTTTACTAGAGGTACGATTACAGCAACCACAGAATCAACTACAAAAATAATAGAAGCAATTCGTCAAGTTGAATATACAACTGGCACATCTTACACTGTATCTGGAACTAATATTAATATTCCTGGAAGACCATCTCAGGATTCAAATTATAGTATCCAAACTCAAGGTGCTCCCTTCCAGTTCAGTGAAACATATCTCGGTCCTGGAGTGGCTAAAGAAACATGGATAGACAGAACAACAGAAACTCAATCTACCACAAACTCAGTATCTGTCTTTACGCAGTAGGAGTATTTTTAAATGGCACGGCATATTCTCAATCTGCTCCTAGCAATACTAATATTGCTGGTCCCAGTGCTTCTGCTACAGGTAACGTTACTAACCAAGCTGTCCAAGTCCTACAAGGTCCATACGCAGTTAATACCTACGGAGGAGGGGTTAGTTGTCAGGGACCGACGATGAGTTTGTCCCCATTTATATTGGGAAATATGAATGGCAGTCAAGATCCAGAAACATATCAATCCCATACTGGTAACGCAGGTATCAGTATGGGGTTTAATTTTCCTTTAGATGGAGGATTGACTGAACTTTGTAAAGCACGAGCAAGAACAGAAATTGCTAGACAGCAAGCAGAAGCAGATAAAGCAAGATTAGATTTTGAACTTGTAAGATTATTAAAGTGTGGTGAGGCATATAAGAATGGTGTTATGTTCCATCCTGATAGTCCTTATTACAAAATATGTGCAGATGTAGTCGTAAAATATCCGCAACCTATAAATAATAAGTCGCAATTAGTTTCAGAAAATGGGCAAGCCAAAAAATAAAAAAGGCAAAACTGCCAATGCAAAACAAAATTCTGGTAATGCTACTGCGAAAAAGGCAAAGAATGGAGGCAAGAAAAAATAATGTTACTGGAAGTTATAATCGCTGGTAATGTTATGGTTGGTCCCAATTTATGTCAGGCTGATTTCATCCATAAAGGACAACTCTATACTATTGAATACAAATGCCAAGAGAATGGAATACACCCAAGAGAGAACCTTGGAACGCACCCATCCACAATATACTCAAAGCCATAGATAATCACATCCATTTACATATGGAAACTGGTGATCAATGGCATGAGGAGCAAGCACAAATATTAAGAAAATATGTAAAAGATTTAAAAGTTTGGATACATAAAGAAGAAGGATGGTGGAACGAATGAGTTACGTAGCAGCAAGAGAAGGATTTGGTGGATATATCTATTTCAAAAATAATATCGATGACTCACCAAAATGGTCTCATGATATCTCAGAGGCAATGAGATTCAAATCAGAAAAAGAAGCGATTAAAAAGTCAGATAAAACAGGTGTATATGCAGGATCCATTATAGCAATCGAGGTAGATCAATGAAGTACATTAGTTTAACACTTTCACTTGTAAGTTTATCAATCAGTGCTGCTATTGGCGTTGGTGCTTACATGACATATCAGAAAGCGCAAAAGATTCTTGACAATCCAGAAGCATTTGTTGGTGCTGTTGTAGAGAAGCAGGTCAATAAAGCATTTGAAAAGTTACCTATCCCTAAATTGAATACAGAGAAATTCAAATTACCTTTCTAAATATGGATGTATTTCCTTGGGGAGTAGTAATAATTTTATCTATTGGATTACTAGGAACATTATATATCATCTATTACATATTAAAATTAGCTAATGAGGAAATGGAAATGAAACCAACAGAAAATTATGAGCAATTGCTACAGCGTTTCACTAAACGCACCATGGAATTGAATCAGAAACTAAATGAATTGCAATCATCATATGATGAATATATTAAAATAGAAAAAGACCTCATGAGATTGCAAGGATCTTTACAGGCAGTAGAATACTTAGCGTATGGAAGATTGCCAAATGACGGAAATCATACTGGAATGAAAGATCATGCCCCAAATGTATAATCTAATTTCAAAATCTATTATTATTTTTGGGTTAATAGTATTGTTTATCTATTGGGGATTAAATAACGCATATCCACATTAAATTTAAAAAGATAATCTGGCAGATAACTTCTTAGCAATTTTCTTAGGTGGGGCATAGAGAGATTTAAATCTTTCTTGCCCCTCTTTTGTAAATTTATCTTTCATTACATCATCAATGATAACTTTATTCTCAATCTCATAGAGAGAATTTGTATCTACTTGGTCACGAAGATATTGCTCTACGTTATCTGTCTGTGCGACCAAGCGAGTTCCTTCTGATGAATATTCAAATACATCCACACGACCATTATCTGCCATAACAAAATGCAGCACTGGTTTGACTTGTTTGATTTTAATTTTAAATTTATTCTTTGCCGCTTCTCTTATCATTGGTTCAGCAGCATTCTTTAATACATTTAAAACTGCTGTAGATGCCATGGTGGCAGCAGTAGTCACTACTGCGACAGCACCAGCCGTAGCAACAAGAGAAGGATCAGGTAAATTAATATCGACTCCACCGATTGTAAATGTTGGTTGAGGTTTATCTGCTGGTATCTCAGCAATGGGCGTTTGAATAGGAGGGGTTTGAGCAACTTGGGGCAATTGAGGGGGAGCAGTATCTGGAAGTCCTCTATTTTTTGTAGCATCTTCCTGCTGTTTTTGTTGCTCTGCTTTTACAGCTGCATCAAACTCTTCCTGTGTTGGTACATCAATCACAGGATATTTAATAGAAGGATCTGGCATCCTGAAAACAGGAAGTGCCAGACCTTGTGTTATAGGAGGAACCTCAAACTTCGGAACGGGAAGACGCTCTACTGTAGTCGGGGGTATCCCCTGGATCACAGTTTGGGCAACCTGCCGTGATGATATCGGCTGGAGGTTCTGGTTCTGGAGTGGGTTCAACTGCTGTGATTGCAGGTTCTGTACGAGGTTTATCTCCATCTTCGTCTTTATCTCCTTTCTTCAGAGTATCAACCCCAAAGGTAGCAGCAGCAGCTGTAAATACAGTAGCAATGAATGTTGGGTCCATCTTAGAAAGTAGACCTGCATATGATGCTGTAAGTAGAGCGGCACTCCAACTCAATACAGTAATTCTAACAATAGTGCTCATACAATGTTCCTTTTTCTTTTGTTGTAATTGTTCAGCCATTGTCCTTGTTGAATGTGATTAACCTTTTTTCCAAGCTTCACCTTCAGCTTTTCTTCTACGTGCAAGTCCTGCTTCTACATTTGAACCAGGATTTCTGTAGAGATACAATGCATCGGGAACTTTGTCCCATTCTTTATTCTTCAGTACGCGAGTAATTGTATTAAAATTATCACCGCCATAAAAACCAGCGCCCAAATTATAGGCGAATGAAAGTAAGGCACCTCTTTTACCATCAGACATTTCATTCCAGTGTGGAATCTTACGAAGTGCTGGTAAAAAGTGATGCTTTGCTTCTTCAATTAATAATTCATCTGCCTCTGCTTGAGTGATCTTGTCACCCATTTGAAAAGGTTTACCATTCTTATCTCTGGTCGAACCCCAACCAATAGTGATTGGAAGACCCCCAGAAAGAGGATCAGGATAAGCATTTAATCTGCATCCTTCAAACTCTTTTACTAATTTGATGCCCATTTGTGGAACATCATCACCACCTACTGTTGGCGCTGCAGCAGCAGGAGCTGCAGCATTACCCTTTTTTCCTCTATAAATCTCTGCCCAATCTACGTTATCCTCAAGGAATTTAACTGGGAGATTATCTTCTAACCACTGAACCGCCTTCACATGGTTGGGGTTCTTCTCATCATAGAATTTAAAAAAGTTGTGTAAATCTACTCTTGCCATTGGTTATTCTCCTATCAATCAAAAATACGACCCCAACCATCGTTGCCACCTGGGCACCAGCGATGCTTGAGAACTGCTTTGGTGTAAATGGTTTTCTTACCATTTGTCACTGGACCAGTATAGTTATCGTTGAGTGAACCATATGGATCATTAATATAATATCCTTTGCCATCTGGCGTCTTGCCAATAACTACACACATGTGCCCACCAGTAGGAGCAGATAAAGAACCACGGTGTAAAATACCAATAACAACTGGTTTCCCTCTATCAAGGCTTTTATCAATATCAGCAAAACTAAGATTGTAACTGAAATGTGACTTAATTCCATAACCCGCAAGAACCTTTGTCTGTACGGCATGGTCAGTCGTATCGCCAATCGCAAATACTTTCTTAACATATTCATCGTCGCCTTTAATACTTCCTGGCTTGAGGAAAGCGAGGCACATAGCGCACGATGAACTGTTACAAGTTCTATGTGCATCTCTGTAGTTATCTACTTGATTGAAATAAGGCACATCTAAAACTGCAGGAGTTGGTGGTTTGGTTCTAAACATACCAATCCAATCAGTTTCAGAATCATCTAAAAATTGTTCTGGAAGATTGTCTTCCAACCACTGAACGGCAGCAACATGATTTGAATTGCCTTCATCATAAAATTTAAAAAAGTTATGAAGATCTAGAGTCATAGTTCCTCTCCAAATAAATTTAAATATCTAAGATATTACATGATCTTAAATTACAAGGAGAGTTCATGTCACATTTTATATTTAGCCGTTAAGTATTTCACCGACCATACTCGGACACATCCATTCGTCAAATTCCTCTAACAATGCAACCGCACTTTCATGTTCACTATTAATAGAAAGTAGTTGTACTCTATCAACTACCCAGTTAACATATTCAATTAGTTGTTGTTTTTCCATAATAATCTTTACGCATATAGCGTCCAAGGATGTTGCTATTATAGTAGGCAGGAGTGCCATCTGTCAAGGACTCTGTAAGAACATTGTTAATAAAAAGTTGTCTCGTCTCCTCATAGTTGCATTGTCCTTTGCTCGTATGCACACTAAGAATCATTCTTTGGAAGTTCTCCTTTCCAAATTTTTTAATATCTTCTTTTAATTCTGGACAAGATCCATAATAATTTTTCCAATCAGATTCTGATTTTGTCCTTCTAGTTTGTCCTTTCTTTTTAGTAAAAGACCAGAAATATTTCCTTCCAATATACTTTCTGTCATTACACAAATTACTGATCAAATAAACAAATCCATAGTATCCATTTATCTGATCCGAATCAAATACTTCCTCATGAAAAAACCATGGGTTCTCATACATAAACACCTCTATCACTAGAAGTATTTAGTGAGAACCCATGGTAATCAATTACAGTTTAAATCCTGCAAAACTATCTTGTTTCACATCTTGTTTGATACCAGATATGACATAAGATTCAACCTCAGTTTCCTGAGGAGCAACTTGCAATCCTTTGGAAGAAATCCAATGCTCTGTCCAAGGAAGAGGATTGTTCTTAGCAGAAATATCATAAATTGGTTTGATACCAATTGCTTTCATACGACGATTAGCAATCCATTCAACATAGTTATGAAGTAATTTATCATTCAAACCAATCATAGATCCATCTTTAAACAAATACTGTGCCCATGCCTTTTCCTCATCAACGCATTTACGGAATAAAGAAGTTACCCATGCTTCTTCCTCTCTAGCAATTTGTTGCATCTCTGGATCATCTCCTTCACGCCACTTATTGAGGATGTTTTGAGTAATGACAAGGTGCTGATTTTCGTCTCTTGCGATGAGAGAGATAATTTTAGCGGATCCCTCCATAAGCTTAAGTTCTCCGAACGCAAAGCTGCAAGCGAACGAGACATAAAACCTGATACCTTCGAGAATGTTGACATTTGCAATTGCTCTGTAAAGTTTCCTTTTCAATTCACGACGTTCTTCTTTAAAGTATCCTGCACCTTCTTGTGCATGTCTCCATGCGTTTGATACTCCATACTCTTGTGCAGTTTGAATAAAATCATTATATGATTCAGTTACAGAAGATGCACGTTCTAGAATCTTTTCATTATTTAGAATGGTGTCAAAGATTTCAGATGGATCAGAGTAAACATTCTTAATGATATAAGTATAGGAACGACTATGAATCATTTCCATAAACTCCCATACAGTCATACATGCTTCAAGTTCTGGGAGAGAACAATAAGGAATGAATGCCATACCAGGACCACGACCTTGGACGCTATCCAGAAGAATCTGATACTTCAGATTAGAAGTAAAGATATGTTTCTGTTCTGGACGAAGTGTTTGATAGTCAGCACGATCTTTCTGAAGAGAGACCTCTTCAGGTCTCCAGAAGTATCCCAGTTGTTGTTGAGTTAGTTTATCAAAAATAGGATATTTAAATCCATCGTATCTTTGAATCCCAAGAGGTTGTCCAAAAAACATTGGTTGTTTTTTGGTATCCGTATGGGTTGCATTGAAAACTGTCATACCCTCTATAGGATTGTTTTCGGTGACTTTAAATTTTACAGGATTCACAATCTTCCTCCGTACTTAAATCTTCTAATAGGTTTGAAATGCTTGGTTTTTCTTCTACTTCATCTGACTTTTGATCATATGTATTTTGATAGTAAGATGTCTTCCATCCATACTTATAAGTTGTAAGGAAATCATTTGCCATTACGCTAACAGGAACTTCATTATCTTGGTAATGCTCTGGATTATAGGACCAGTTTCCAGAAATCGCTTGATCAAAGAACTTTTGCATAACAGCAACAATATTAATGTAACCAGTATTGCTAGGCATATCCCAAAGGAGCGTATAATTGTTCTTAAGAGATTGATACTGGGGGACAATTTGTTTAAGAACCCCTTTCTTTGATTTCTTAACGGACAAGTATCCCCTAGGAGGCTCGATGCCATTTGTGGCATTTGACACAACGGAACTGCTCTCTGAAGGCATTTGTGCCGACAATGTGCTATGTCGTAAACCATGTGTTTGTATATCGGCACGTAGAATTTCCCAATCATATTGCAAATTATTAGGTACGATTTCGTCTACATCTTTTTTATATGTATCGATTGGAAGAATTCCATCTGCATACTTTGTTCGTGGGAACGCTTCACATGCACCTTTTTCTTTTGCCAACTGATTAGAAGATTTAAGAAGATAGTATTGGAATGCTTCAGTAAGATCATGGATAAGTTGCCATGCTCGTGGATCATCATAATGCTCCCCGTGACGGGCGAGATAATGGGCAAGACCAATAAACCCTATCCCAAGTGATCTACGTGCCCTTGTAGCACGTTCTGCTGCCTCTACAGGGTATCCCTGATAGTCGATCAACTCTTCTAACCCACGAACCGAAAGATCACAGAGTTCTTCAAGTTCGTCCAGTTTGTGAATCTTACCTACATTGATTGCAGAAAGAATACACAAAGCAATCTCACCTTCACCATCAATATGTTGAATAGGATCGGTAGGTAAAGTGATCTCTTGGCAGAGATTACTCATGTTTACTTTATCCTTAAAGGAAGAGTGAGAGTTACAATGGTCGATGTTCATAATATAAAGACGACCAGTTTCTGCACGTTCTTTTAGGATGTCCAGAATGAGTTTTTGAGCACCAATAGTTTTTCTTGGAATAGATGTATCTCGTTCATAAGATACATATAACTCGTCAAATCGATCAGTGCCAAAAGCATCATACAAACCAGGAACGTCGTGTGGAGAGAAGAGGGTAATTTCTCCGTTGTTGATGAATCGTTCATAAAACAGTTTTGAAATTTGAATTGAGTAATCTAACTTACGAACACGGTTATCTTCGGTTCCTTTATTATTTTTTAATACAATGATATCCTCTATTTCTTGGTGCCAGATTGGAAAGTGGACCGTAGCAGATCCACCTCGTATGCCGTTTTGAGTGCAGCATCGGACAGTTGCTTCAAACTTTTTGAGAAAAGGTACAACCCCTGTGTGCTGTACTTCTCCACCTCTGATTTTACTGTTGATACCCCTGATACGACCCGCATTGATGCCGATCCCCGCACGTTGAGCAACATATCTACCAATAGCCATGTCACTGCTAAAGATACTATCGAGGGTGTCATCAACATCAACCAGAACGCAACTAGCGAACTGTCTAAGTGGTGTTCTAACTCCCGCCATGATGGGGGTTGGAATGTTGATTTTGTGTTTTGAGATTGCATTATAGTATCTCCTAATATAATTCAGACGATCGTTCTTATTATAGTTAGCGAAGATAGTAACAGCAATCATCATGTACATAAACTGTGGGGTTTCATAAACCTCACCAGTGCTTCTGTC